CTCGTTCCCCGCAGTAGACCTGCGAAATCAACCGTCGGACCCACGCCTTTAAGGGGGGCGTCTGTCCGTAATCAAAAGCGACCCGAGATGGCCGACCAGCCTAGAATCATCCGCTGCACCTCTTGCAACACCACGGATTACCGTAGACCGACGGACCCGCGTCGTTGTTGCGGTGCAACAGGCAGTGTCGAACCCACACCGCAAGCTAGTCACTCCGCCGGGGGTGGCCAGCCCGAGAAAACAGTTGCCGGCGAAACCTCCGCTTTACGGCCCACAGATTTGTGTTGCCACAACGTACACTGGTATGGTTGTGAACAGTGCAAATTAATCCGCAAACAGGTAAATAAGTCTAACGATCGTGTTAGACATTTCCTGTGCAAGCACGACCATTATTGGCGTGACTGCCCGAAGTGCGGCACTTGCCAATTCCGTGAACGGGAGGTCCGGGGAACTAAGACACCCCCAACTCCGCACTCCAAATCAGTAAAGATTTTGGAGATCAAGACCGTGGCCTCTTCGGCTGGGCCCCCACCTAAGGTGGAACCTCCGAAGAAAGTAGCCGGCTTGTCCGCAGAGTTTAAACCCCAAAGGCCTATGAGCCATGGGATCAAATCACCGGAGTTCACAACTGTGGCCCCGGTTCCGCTGCTTGAGCAGCCGGAGGAGGTGAAGACGCCCCCCACTCGACCAGCTGACGAGGAGAAAAAGTCTAGTGTCCAAGAGGAGAAGGTGCCTTATGTATTAGCATGCGCCTGCACACCCAAGAGGAAACGATACCTAGCCCCAAGCTGGGAATTAGTTCTCTTGGCGGCTTGCATGACGGTGCTGTGCATACCCACAATAATCGGCATGGCCATATATGGAGCCGATTGGTTCACGTGGTTGTTGCAAACAACCCTTCTTCTTTCGTCCTTGTGGATCCGAGTCCCACAGATACTCTGGAAATGCTGGGAGCGTGTCATTAAACACCACCGCAACTTGGTCATAATGCTCACAAGCCGTAAAAGAGCTTTGGAGTATTACAGACTCACGTTCCCCAGGAAATGCCTGAGCTGCGCAATCAAGAACCAAGCAGCTCAACCGCACGTCCTACTTGACCCAGAACTGTTGGCGATAGGCCACACGACCCTATGGTGCATTCCCCGGACGCAAATGCACTACCTGAGTGCGAAGACCAAACTGCTTGAAAAGCTCACAAAGCACATGGTCAACGCAACAGCGCTGCAAATCATAGATGCAGCGGACCGCATAATTAATGCGGTTGATGAGTTACCCGTTGCCGATCTCCATAGGATGGAAGGTTTGGACAACGATGAAGCAGACCGCCATCGACAGATGATTAATGGTCTGAACCGGGATGGTCGCACACCCGGGGGCTACTCGATACCTACGAAATAGGTATATCCTCTCGCCGTTCCCGACATTTGCGTGTCTGATACTATCAAACTCGCAACTGAGCTCAAGGGGAAATTAACGCGAGAACCAAATTTTTGGACAGTTTCCACCAAACTGCCTCCAACTACGATACACATGGGGCCACCATTTCAGTTAGTGGGCGCCCATGTAATACAACCTCCATTACGTCACGACACGACTTCATCTCACAATGAGCGTGCAGCGATCGTTAATCGAGTACTCAAAACTGTGCCGGACATGACGGTTGCTGGTGAAAAGATGGCGCGTGCAATAACTCGCGACCTCAAGCAACTTGAAATCTCGCCGGAAACAGCTGAAACTTTCTTATCCAGATACGGAGGAAACAAACGCCTACGCTATGAGCGGGCGCTAGAAGAAAATGCCATTTTTGGCATGCCGCATTGGGCAGGTAAAATTACAATGTTTGTCAAAAACGAAAACCTTGACCCAATCGCGAAGCGTAACCCCGATCCAAGAGCAATACAATTCCGAGACCCTAACTTCTCGGCTGAACTCGCACTTTATCTCAAACCAATAGAACATCTTATATACAGGATGAAGTGTTACGGCAAGAATGCCGGAGTCGGCCGGGTTATAGCCAAGGGCCTCAATCCCACACAACGTGCCAACCTCATCAACCGTAAACTAGTCAACCTAGGGCCTGGCGCATGCTGCGTCTCCATTGACGGTAGTAGATT